AGTCCACCGTCAAAAACCCATTCTTTGGATTCCATGATGCCATTTACAAAAGCATCAGGAGCTGAAGGGTCTGCTACAATATCAGCAGCAGTTGCTAACATAAAATCTTCATTTACATAGTTAACACCTTCACGGAAAGAAAGTGAACCCATTCCACGTGAAGAAACACCTAACTTGACTCCCTCGTCGAGAAGATTTTTAGCAATTCTTCCCATTGGAGTATCTAGAATTTTAGCTTTGCCAACCCAATTGCTACCTTCACGGACCAAAGAAACAATTTTATGTGATACTCTATCTAGATTAATAGTTGGACCACTTGGGTGACCTAATTCACCCATAGCTCTATTGGTTTTAACTGCTTCTTTGATATATCGTTCAACTTCTTTATTCAGAATACGAGATTCGTAAATACGTCCGTTTCTATTCTTGATATCACCTTGTAGGAAAATACCGGAGATATAGTGATTTTTCTTACCACCGGCATTTTCTACAATAACTTCTACATTCTCAATCTCTTCGAGAATTAATTTCATATCTTGTCCTTTTATTCCTCGTCGGAGTCAAGAATCGGACTAAAGTATGAAGAAGCAACTTCTGGTCGAATTTCATCGATTCTGTCATGAGCACGAACCATCAATTCAGAATTGAGCACATCAGTTGCTTCTACATTTCGTCCTTGTGCAATTAAATCAATAAGATTATAGATACTTTCACTCATTTTATAAACTCCGTTTATACTTCATTATTTATCAAATTGTACCTTCCTCGTCAGGAGGTAATTGCATTTGGTCTGTTGGAGGCATTTGTTGTGCTGGGGGTTCCTGTCCCTGTCCATCAACCGGCGGTTCGCCTTCCATTCCTTGTTGGTCTGTGGGGAGACCTTCCATTGACTGTTGGTCGGGATTCATTTGTAAATCAGGATTTGGAATGATACCTACTTGTCTTTCATATTGAATTTGTAGGTCCATTTCCTTAATTTCTTCATCGGTCAGACGAAGAACCTTATTTCGTACATAGTAAACTGAATAATACTTACCGATGTATGGGTCCATCTGAGCAGCCATATTCAGTCTTTCTTGTGAGATTTCAATTTTCTTTAACTCATCAAAATGATTATCATATAGATAATCAAATTGAATATGTTCTTTCATCTGTTCGAATTCAGATGGAGAACAGATACCTTTCAGAATCAATTGAGTCTTGAGAATATCCAAGAAGAGATTGGAAAATCTCTTTCTCATTCTTCCTACAAACTTCGAGAATTTAATTTCATCACGTAGAATATCATTCGAACGTCCTAATTGGAAACCTTCACCACCACCATCTTGTCTGGAAGGAGGGAGATTCAGAGAACGAAGTAATTTATCTTTAAAGTATTTAAGGTCGCCTAATTCACCGAGATTCGCACCACCGGGAAGAGTACCAATTTCAGTTCCTCTACCACCTTCTCTGCGAGGTAACCAATAGTCTTCCAACATAGACATGAACTTACGTTCATCTTTGATTTCACCGGTTGCTTGGTCATATGTGACTTTCGTCTTATAACGATTCATCACATCTCTCATGTATTGTTCGGCTTTGGACTTAGGTAGATTACCGACATCAATGTAGAAAGTACGTCTTTCTGGTGCACGAGCAACTCGATAGATAACGACACTATCTTCCAACATTCTAAGTTGATTTAATGCTTTAATTGCCTTATTCAAATAAGACAAAACCATGCCGGTGTTTCCATCAACCAATCCGGATGTTACATATGTAATGGCATCTTTGGCGATTTTAATAGTTGCACTAGCGCCATCCATACTAGAAACACCAGCAGATACACCAGTACCACCACCGAAATACTGAAACCCTTTCTTGTTGTAAATAAAATATTCTTCTAATCTATCAGTAAATTCATTGGTTGCCTTACCAAATTGAACACTATCCAGTGAACTAAAAGTTGGTTCAATATTTTTCAGAATAGGGTCTGGTAAACTGTTTCCGTTTTTTGGTTTAATTCTTTCTCGAACAGGTTTAATTTTCATTGCGTCGATGTTACGCAATTCAATGATTCCTCTTTCTGGTCGATTGAGGTCGATGACTTTATGATAGTAAATTCGACCGTCTATATACCATTTACGGAAAATCTCATGACACTTATTGTTAAAATCGAGTAGAGATAGAAGATATTTAAATTCTTCACGAATAATTTCTTTAACACGTTCGGATACATCTAAGTTTGAAAGTTCGATATTTACTGGAGTATCATTTGTATCCGAAACAATTGCTTCATTAACAATATCTTCGATTGCTTGGTCAATTTCTGGGTGAAGTGCCATGCCGCGGTAGCGACGAATCAACTCGTATTCATTGCCCGAATTTTTATCAAGGTCAATTGAATACCCAAAATGACCACCTGCCGAAATTGCAATGGCTCCGTCATCATTATTAGGAGGTACCGGAGAAACCTTAATAGGGTCTGTTTCGTCCTTCTTTATAGAAAAACCAAAAAGTTTGCTCATCTGTGTAGACTCTACTTTATATCACTGATATTTATGACTAAAATAATGTTACTATAATATCTGAACTTATAATAAGAATTATGAATTACTTAAAACATTATATAAAATTAATAAGAAAATCCGAGGGGAGAAGTGTTCCCACCGGATATACAGAAAAACATCATGTATTTCCAATAAGTATTTATGGTAAAAATAATCGAGTTGTACACCTAACCGCAAGAGAACATTATATTGCACATGTTTTACTGGAAAAAATTTGTATTCAACGGTATGGAGTGAATCATTGGAAGACTTTCAAAATGAATAAAGCACATACTGGAATGATACGTAAAAAAGAAGGCCAAAATAGATATACAAATTCAAGATTGTTCGAAGCGGCAAAAATAAGAAACTCCGAATTAATGTCTAGTAAAATGAAGGGGAAATACATTGGAGAAAATAATCCGATGTACGGTAAATCACATAAAGAGGAAACCAAAAGAAAAATAAAAAATAAAGCAACAGGTCGTATTGTTTCGGATGAAACTAAAAAGAAAATGAGTCAATCTCAGAAAGGTAAGATAATTTCAGACGAGACAAAAAATAAATTGTCAATCGCACTTAGTGGTTCCAATAATGGAATGTATGGAAAAACACATAGTCAAGAATCAAAAAACATAATTAGTGAAAAAAATAAAGGTAAAGGATGTGGGGAAAATAATCCCGTTTCTAAATTAACAATGGAAGATATTATCAATATTCGGCAAATTTTGAGTCAACCAAATCCTCCATCACAATCTCATCTAGCAGAAATATATGGAGTATCCCAATCAACAATTTCCAGAATTAACAGAAAAATAAGGTGGAATCATATATAACAAAAGAGGGAACTTTAAGTTCCCTCTTTATTTTTAATTCAATTGACTAGGAAACGATGGTGTTAACGTCTTCACTAAATCCGCCGCCGTTAGGAGCAGGAGCAGCGCCATTAGCAGCACTCCAGTATTGAACAGCGAATGTACATCCGAATTCTTCGATAGTATCAATGGAATCGAATGAAACATCAATTGGGTCTAGTGCAATGGGCCAAACCCCTTGCATTTCATAAACACGAATAGCTGAACCATCTCTATCTAGTTGAGTTACTACAGCCTTACTGAAGTAACCAGCATATTCAGATTCACCAGCAATGTTAGAGTGATTTGAAATAATCTCAGACCACTTTTCAAGAGCATTACGAATCTTGAAATCACGGTCGTTGATTACCTGTACAGACCAATCATCAAATGACCGGTCTCCAGAAACCTTTAACATTCTTCCACGGAAAGGAATTTCAATCTTACCGACATTGGATGAAGGTAGACTGGTTGACTTAATCAGGAAAGTTCCGAGGTCGGTAATTTCAGTTGAGTTATCAACTGTTGTATCTGGGAAGAATAATTCAACCTTAAACAGAGTAGGGCGTACACCACCCCCAGATAGTTTAGCTTTGAAATCGTTAATTGAAGCCATTTTACTTAAAATCTCCTACCGATTATTGACCACGGAATAAGCCAGTCGCTTCAGCAAAACTTGTTCCAGTTCTGGTAGCAACAAAGTTGAGAGTCACAAAGTTGATGGAACGAGCAGGTTTGATATAGATATCGGCAACAAACTCATTTCTATCAATTACTTCACCAGTGTTATTAGAAGCATCACAGACGATTAGGTAATCGGTAATACCACGTTTGGACTGGACTTCACGAAGGAATGGGTCAACTAGATTACGGAATAGAGCTCTAGTGACTTCATCATTGAATTCAAACAATTGTGCTCTAGCTGCCTTAGAAATTGTTCTTTCTAGTACAAGGAAGAGTTTTCTGACATTGATACGATTGAAAGCAGACTGTGAAGCAAGACCGGTCTTATCACCGAATAGTACTACACCTTCACCAGGGAAAGAGACAACAGGATTCACACGTTTGACATATAGGTCATCACGTTGTGACTTTGTTGGATTATAGGGAAGTCTAACAGCATTACGGATTTGACCACGAGTCAGACCAGCGGGAGAATACCACTGTTCAGCAACTCTTGCGGTGTTAACCATGAGACCAGCAATGTCAGGATTTAGAGGAACATAAACATAAACGTCTCTGAATCTGTCATATGTATACTTATAACCACTATCAAGTACTACATATGATGAACTAGAGATTTGATTCGCCCAGTTAATGACATTGTTGGTTTGTGTTGTAGTATTGGTGATATTCAGAACTGAAACTCTTGGAGGGCTTACAAAAGCCATACAATCGCGTCTGGTCTCAGCAATACTAACAAGATAGTTGGACTTAGCAACTGTATCTGATTCCGTTTCAAATCCAGGGCCTTGAATCAGAAAATCGATTTCATAATTTTCTGATTGTTCAAAATAATCATATCCAGATTGAACTTCACCTAGAGTTGCAGTTAGATTATCAACTCCAGCAGATAGATTCAGATTCTGTACAGAAATATATTGTAATTTTAATGACGCATTAGTTGAACCAATGGCAGCTAGCGAAGTATTCAGGGTTCCAGCTGAAATAACATCCAATTCAGATGTAGCATAAACATAAGAAGATTGTGATGCAATTGCATCGACAAAATAGATGTTATCACCTTCGGAACTGGTAGCACCCTTTAACTTAGAAACACCAATGAATGATTCCAATACTGTATTGATTGAACCAGTAATTTGTCCAGTTCTATCATAAACAACAATATTCAATAGGTCATTTGAACCACCACGAGCAGAAACAAATGAACTTGTAAGTGGTCTAGGAGCAAATCGTCTCCAGGGAATTCCACCAAATGCGGTTTGTTGGTCATACCAATCAGTTACAGATGAAACAACTACATCGGTGTCACCATCTTCAAGCGTATCGGTATTTACAACTTTACCACCGGAAACATTGATAATATCAAGTGTTTTTGTTGTTGAATTCCATCCATAAACAGTAGCTGTTCTACTACCACCACCACTGATATTGAATGTGATTGAAGCACCAACTGTGGGGGTAGCTACTGGTGTGGTTGCTAGCACAAGTCTTTGGTCGGCACCAGCATCAATAACAGCAATACCTAGATTATTACCCCATGCACCGGGTGTACGAGCAAAAAATTGAGCAGTAAGTGATGAGTATTGTGATAGATAATCATCGCTGTTTTTAACATATACAGCAGAACCATCACTAACAGCATTCTTCATTGTCTGTGAACCGCCCACATTGTCATCGGGACGGACTACGTAACAAACGCCACCGTATTCTAGGAAATTGGAAAC